ATCGACATGCTGGCCAGCGCGTTGCTGAACTGTTACCGCGCGCGCGAGGACATAAAAGGACAGATATACGAGATTACCGGCATTAGCGACATCATCAGAGGCCAAACGTCGGCCAGCGAAACCGCAACAGCTCAACAGATCAAAGGCCAGTATGCCGGGCTGCGGTTGCGAAGTATGCAGGAAGAAGTTGCGCTGTTTGCCAGCGAACTGATCCGCTTAAAAGCGCAGGTTATTTGCACTAAATTCCAGCCGCAGACGATTTTGCTATACGCCGCGGCAGGGCAGATGAGTCAAGAAGATCAACAAATGATTCCGCAAGCCATCCAGCTTATGCAAGACAATCCGCTGCGAAACTTTCGTATTGAAGTGGATGCAGACAGCCTGGTTCAAATCGACGAACAACAAACTAAAAAAGATCGCGTGGAATTCCTGACCGCATTCGGTGGTTTTATGCGCGAGTCGTTGCCGGTCGGCCAGCAATCGCCTGAACTGGTGCCAATGCTGGTTGAGCTGATTAAATTCGGCATTGGCGGTTTTAAACAAGCCAAACCGATTGAAGGCGTGCTTGATGTCGCGCTTGAACAGATGAAACAAAAGCAGGCCGGACCGCAGGAACAGAAGCCCGATCCAGAAATGATGAAAATGCAGGCGCAACAGCAATCCGACCAGATGCGCGTGCAAACCGACACGCAAGCTGCCCAAGCAAAGATGCAAGCCGAAATGCAAATGACGCAAGCAAAAACGCAAGCAGAGATGCAAATCGAGCAAATGAAGATGCAATACGCAGGCCAACTAGAACAACAAAAGCTGCAATTTGAAGGCCAGCTCAAAAACATGGAAATGCAAGCCGCAAAAGAGCGCACCGAGCTGGAAGCGGCGACCAAAATCATGGTGGCGCGGATCGGCGCCAACCCTGGCTTAGATATACCGATGATTGAAGCGCAGCAGGCGGCAAGCGAGAAAGTTAGCGCCGAACTGGGCGAAAACGTAAAAATGGCAATTGACCACATGGCGCAGATGCACGAAAACATGGCAAACATGCACGGTGAAACCATGAACCGCATCGGTGGTGTCATGCAGACCCTGGCGGCGCCCAAGCGCATCGTGCGCGGTCCTGATGGCAAGGCAGTCGGCGTAGAGGTGGCGGCATGATTGTTACCACGACCAAAGGCCAGATGGACGATTCACTGCTTGAAAAACGTGAAGGATCGGTCGATAACGACAACGAAAACACAACGTGGGTTGAGTATTGGCTTGCCGACGAGCTGGTGCACAGATCAGCTCACGTTAGGTTGAAAAAAGCGATGGTTTCAACATCCGAGGCAGGGAGTTTTAAAAATGGCTAATACGCAAGCAATGTGCACCAGTTTCAAAGCCGAAATTCTTAGCGGCATTCACGCGCTGGGGACAACCGTTATTCGGGCAGGGACCGGCGCCGACACGATAAAGGCCGCGCTGTATCTGGCGAGCGCTACCGTAAACGCCGCGACGACCGCATACAGCGCCACTGGCGAGGTTTCAGGCACTGGCTATACCGCAGGCGGGATAACTGTTACGAACGCCACAGCGCCCACATCCAGCGGCACTACGGCTTACTGGACACCGAGCGCCAGCTTTACCTACACAACTGTAACGCTCACCACATCGTTTGATTGCGTGCTGGTTTACAACTCAACGCAAAGCAATAAAGCAATTAGCGCGCACACGTTCGGCGCCCAAACCATCACTGCAGGCACGTTTGTGTTGTCCATGCCAACCAATGACAGCACTAATGCACTTACCCGCATTGCCTAAAACATGGCACAAGGCGCATGGGACACCGGCACCTGGGATGCTGCATTATGGGATTCCCTGCCTGTCACCGGAAATTTTGCGACAGGATCGCTAGGTAATGTTGGCGCTGCCGCAACTGTTTTACTTACTGGAAACTCAGCAACCGGCGCGCCCGGCACCGTTGGCGCCACCGTCACCATCGCGCTATCGGGCGTGCAGGCTACGGGGCAGGTTGGGACAGAGGGTGTCAGCGCGACGATGCCGATCACAGGCACTGAGGCAACCGGCGCCGCGGGATCTGTTGGCCTGGTCATCACGGTTTCATTGTCTGGCAACAGCGCAACCGGCGATGTTGGGACGGTCACGGTGGTGCCGCAGCCGGTCATTATCATTGACGACACGCATGACGGACGAAGATTTAAAGAGCAGCTCAAACGCGAGCGCAAGCTCAGAGAAAAGAAAAAACAAGCAATTCTTAACGCATTCGAGCGAATTGTTGAAGGCAGGCCAGAGATCGCCGAGGAAATTGCCGCGCCGTTTATCGTGCAGCCAAAAGCTAAATCAACGGTTTTGGCCATCAATTACGACGCGCTGTTTGCCGATTTGGACCGCGTGCAACGGATCTGGGATACCCACCTTGAAATGGATGATGAGGACGTTTTGACGCTGCTATGAAAAAAATTTACATACAAATTGATGGCCAACTAATTGAGAAATCAACGCATTACAGTGAGCCGGTGGCGCCAATCATCATGCCCGACATCCAGCCTTATCAGTCAATGGCAGATGGCTCAATGATTACCAGCCGCAGCCATCACCGCGAGCACCTGCGGCAACACAATTGCATTGAGATTGGCAACGAAAAGATGGAAACCAAGCCAACGCCGATAAAAGACAACCGCAAAGAAGTGCTGCGGGAGCAACTAGCAAATATGACGCACAACGAAGCCAACAAAGTGCTGGCCAAGTTGCGTGACGATCTACGTTTTATCCGCAGGTAAACCCCCACAGGGAGCAACAAAATGTCTGATTTAAATGAGATCGTCCCAGTAGAAAACGCAGACGCGCGCCGCGATCTGTTGTCCCAGCAATTTGACGAAGCCGCAGAAGCGGCGCCAGAACCGGCAAAGGTTGAACCGGCAAGGGCTGAAAAGCCACGGGATGAAGCTGGCAAGTATGCCAAGCAGTCGGGACAAGCAGTACCGCAGTTAAAGGCAGAATCCTCCGCAGAGCCGGTTGAGGAACCGTTGTGGAAACGCCCACCGGCCAGCTGGAAGAAGGATTACCACGAGGATTGGAAGGCCGCGCCAGCTCGCATACAAGAATATGCTTGGCAGCGCGAAAATGAAATGAAAGCCGGTGTCGAGCCGCTTATCTCAAAAGCACAGTTTGCCGACCAGATGCAGGAGGTTTTGAACCCCTACATGAACACAATACAAGGGCTGGGCATCGATGCGCCGAAAGCAGTTAAAGCGTTGATGGAGGCCGATCATGCCTTGCGATACAGTAATCCGCAGGAAAAGCACCAGTATTTTGCTAGACTCGCACAAAGTTATGGAGTAGATTTAAATAATATGGGTAATCTGCCACAACAGATGCCCGTTGATCCGACCATTTTTGCATTGCAAAACGAACTGAATAACGTTCGCGGCGAAGTGCAGGGATGGAAGCAGGCACAAGAACAGCAACAAAATCAGGCTCTTTTAGGCGAAATCAACAATTTTAGCCAGAAAGCCGAACACTTCGAGGAAGCACGCCCAGCCATGATCCAGCTTTTACAAAGCGGCATGGCAACGGATCTCGATGACGCGTATCAGAAGGCACTACGCTTAGATCCGACCCTTTTTGAAAGTGTGCAAGCCAGCAAACAAGCTGAACTTGATACCTCAAAAAGAGCGGCAGCAAATAAAGCTGCTAAGTCGGCGCGAGCGGCGGCGGTAAGCGTGCGTGGATCCACACCCGGAACCGTGACAAATACCAAAGCACAAGATCGTCGGGCGTTACTTGCCGAACAATTCGACAATATGAGCGACCGACTCTGATAATTCTATAAGGAGCTTTCATCATGGCTTTTGCCAATAGCTCGATCAGCGACATCATTGCGACCAACATTCAAAGTCGTACCGGTGAGCTGGCCGACAACGTAACAAACAACAACGCGCTTCTGCGCCGCCTCAAAGAACGCGGTAACGTGAAAACGTTTTCCGGTGGTAACGTAATCTTGCAAGAGGTTATGTATAACGACAGCACGACCAATAACACGAATTCTTATTCGGGTTACGAAGTGCTAAACGTTTCACAAAACAGCCCGATCAGTGCGGCGCAATACGGCATCACGCAATACGCTGCTGCGGTTTCGATCAGCGGTCTGGAAATGATCCAGAACAGCGGCAAAGAGGCGATCATCGACCTGCTTGATGGCCGTATGAACGTTGCCGAGGCGCAGCTGGCTAACCGTATCGGTTCGGATATTTATCTGGACGGAACCGGCAACTCTGGTAAAAACATCACCGGACTGGCAGCTGCTGTGCCGGATAGTCCGAGCACTGGTACGTATGGCGGCATCAACCGCGCTACGTTCTCGTTCTGGCGCTCGGTGGCTTACTCTGGCGTGACGAACGGTGGATCTGCTACGTCAGCATCGAACATCCAGCAATACATGGATTCGATCGCTGTGCAGCTCATCCGCGGAACCGACAAGCCGGATCTGATCGTTGCTGATAACAACTACTACCGTTTGTATTTGCAATCGTTGCAGTCGATTCAGCGTATCTCTGATTCGGGTTCCTCAATGGCCGGTGCGGGCTTTGCTTCGCTTAAGTA